GCCAAAATTACCACCCCGCACCAGCAGAACGGCAAGAACTACGGAGACAGCAAGGAGACCATGGACCGCTACCAGGTTATTGCATACCACAAAGGCGAGTTCCGCAGCCTGATAACTTGCCGCACCTACATGGCACGCAGCAGCCAGGCCCAGGTGGTCTATGCGTCGATATGGGTCAGCGCACCCAGCCGACCGGGGAAGCCTGAAGTATACGCAGCAGGACACGGCAGCGCCGGGGGATACGGCTACCACAAGAGCAGTGCCGCCATTCAGGAGGCAATCAGCAGCGCCGGAATCAAGTTATACGGCAGCGCATACGGACCCCGCCACAACGAGCCGGAAGACTTTAAGAAGGAATGCCACATCGATGGAGTGGGGGAGCAGGCTATTGAATACGCATTAACCGCCATCGCCGCCGCGCTGGGTTACCACAAAATATACATTTGCAAAGGGTGACGCTATGTACGCACGTATCCAGATGTACAGGGGATGGAAGATAGGCCACGCAATAGAGGGATGGTACGTTGAACGGTGGGGTGTTCGATTGAACGTCAACAACCCCGAACACGGACGCCGCCGCATTGACGAGAGAGCAAAAGAATATCCATGGGAAGTAGACCCCGACCCAAGATCGTAGCCACACCGCCAAGGAGCCACGCCAATGACCCGACAACTCACCACCCCCGACCCCCACCAGATGACGGACCACCCCAACTATACCGCGGCATGTGACGAACTGTCACGCCGCTGCAGCACCGCCAGCAGCCAGGAGGCATAACCATGAGCACACAACACACGCCGGGACCATGGTATTTATCGGATAGAGAAATCCGCACGGAAGCAAATTATCAAGCGATATGTGAAATCTACAAAGGTGGACCACCCAACCCCGACGATGCCACCGCGCAAGCCAACGCCCGATTGATAGCAGCCGCACCCGCCATGTTCGACGCCCTCGCCTATGTGGTGAACTGGCACCGGGAGCATGACAGCGGGGAGGGGGAGCTTTTCGGGCTCGACTATGTGACCGATTGCATATCAGCACTCCGCCAGGTGGACCCCGAATGGCACACCACCAGCACCCAGGAGGCCCACGCCAATGACTGAACTATTAGCCGCAGCATCCGTGATTATCTACTGTGTAGTCAAGTGGAGTAGATGTTAACCGGCCCGAGCGGCCAAGGAGGTAGAGCGATGAAACTCGAACGGATCATAGACGCAGGAGAGAAATTTGCAGATCGTTATGTTTGTGAGTTCGACAATGGTGATGTGTACAACCTATCTGCCAACGCCAACCAACCGAACGGCGTTTGCATGTATGTTGGCAACGTAGACGAGGGAACCGCTGGGGTAGACGACAACGCGCCGGAAGTAGCGTGCAAACAAGCGCCAGAAGGAACCCGGCGAATGATCGAACGCTTAGAGAACGAGCAACCGTAGCCACACCCCACCCACCAACACAAATAAAGCCCGGTAACCGCTCACAACGGCACCGGCCAGGAGGCAACCAATGAAAATAACCGAGCAACACACACCTGTAGGAGTGTACACCACGATAGACCATGAGGGCGTCGAATTGACCGTTAGGACAGACCACGGACACCTCACCGAACTCAGACTATTAGCCGTCGAGTACGACCAGCAAGCGGCACACGCGACCCGCACAGCCAACCTTATCAGGGAGGCATGCAAGCAAATAGCAGCCACCTAAAATCCTTTCGGTCCCGACTTCATAAACCGAGCGAAAAAATCCCTGTAGAACCGTATTGCAAGCGGCTTTACAGGGATTTTACTTGTCTAAAAACTATGTGCTGTAATCCAGTTTTGCGCCTACCTCATCACCCCTTCAAGCGACCACCTGAGCCGAACACACTCTTGACACTCATCCGAGAACGCCAACCGCTCAGGAGCCACGCAACCACACCGCTTGCACGCCCGCACTGACCTGTAGCAAGCAGTCCGAGCCGAACCAATACCCCCCGCACGCATGGCAGCGTGACGAGCCGCCTTGTCTATTGTTGCTGCCCTTGGATACCTCAGTTTCATTTAGAATTTCTCCCCAGGATGATCCAGCTCCCATTGACGCTTCCGCCGTTCACCCTCTTCCGCTGTGATTCTGGGAGCGACGTTTACGCCTTCCTGTCTATGCGTGTTATTGTTCCAGCCGCAATAAAAACACACACCACTTTTAGGCGAATATTGGTGATAACCGTCGGCGTCATGTGGTACCAGTTTACCATCATTACCCACGAACCACCGACGCACACAGTTATACATTAATGGTTTTTCTATCTCGTTCCATGCGGCTTTCAACGCCTCATCGCTCCATGAGTTCGACTTGCACGACGGACATATTTTAGGCAAGCCCTCAATCCTACTCACCCAGGCGTTACCACACTTCATGCAGTCATACCTCCCCGCGTCAAGTAGCCCATCGGGGTCAAACGGATCGACGCCCGCCCACTTTGTCTTTTTGCACTTAGGGCATTGCCGAGGCACTGTCGCAGCCGACCGGGACATCCAGGAACCACCACACAGGATGCACTTGCACGGCACGCCCGTAACCACATTGCCAACCTGCCACCTTGTGCTTTTGCACTTGTGGCATTGTTTAGGTACCGTCTCAGCACTACGGCTTACCCACTCACCGCCGCACACCTTGCACACACAACTGACACCCTCATCCGGTTTATTACCAACCTGCCACCTTGTGCTTTTGCAATTAGAACAAATTGACGGGTCGGGCCTGTGACTCACCCACTCATTACCACACAGCTTGCACCTACACACATGTTTGCCGGCGTAGTTTACCCGCTCATTGAGAAGCCGACCGTAGGAGTTGTGATAACCATCCCAATCCTTACGCTTACACTTTGGACACTGGATAGGAGACCTCAACATTTTACTAACCCACCTGTTACCACACTTTTGACACGTGCATTTCGTACCCTTCATTTTGACACCTCGCAAAATAGTAATTTGATTCCCTGTGTTCCGGTAGTATCATGATAACCCGTTGCCTACAAGGGCAATAGCCATTATTTTTCGCTAACCAAAACAGCCGACGCCGTAACACCTTGAAATGCCAATGTAGCAGCCCCCGCTACTCCAGCACTGCTTTTTACCCTAATGGAGTAGCGGCATCCCAATTATTTCAGTAGTTTAACCCTTCTCTCGGTTACTTCCCTTAACTACTTCTATCAGAGAAGATCAGAGATGGATAAAAAAAGAAAGTAGGAGAAAGAGAAAAGAGAGAAGAGAGAGAAATACACAATAATACTTCTTTTATATACTATCCATCATTGACCCTAAAGGGTAAGCACTCGGTGGCGGGGTGGCGGGGAATCAGTTATAGTTTAATGATGTCAACTACTTGCAGCCCCCTTGAGGTGGCGGGGGGCCTGTGGGGTGGCGGGAGCCGCCAGTGTGATCATATGCACCGCTTGACAAGTTGCCCCGATAGGCAATATAATGCGCCCACAGAAGCAGTGAGTACACAACCTACACAGGAGTGAGTGCAATGAGTACACAGATGAGCGATCCTTTTGATCCTACAGGAGTTTTTGCGGCAGCGGAGGCAGGTGTGGCTACTCACACAACGCCACAACGGACATACCAGACAAAGAAGGGCAAAACTGTCACTCTACCGATCAAAGAGAAGGGAGTGCTCAATAAATCCACCAGGAAGGCTGTAAAACTCGTTGTAGAGCATGGAGTTGCGCCTAAAGATGCATGGGAGCTAGTGAACGGTAGAACCGCCACCAGCGCAGCCGTAACGAATCTTAAAGCCAAGTGTACCGATTACAGCTTGAAAGGGGAGGAAATGCAGCGTCTGTCTCACCGAGTGGTGAAAAATACCCTCAGAGGCAAACCACTGGAGACCAGGCGACCCCAGATCGACAAGGCAACGGGTATGCAGGTAAAGGACGATAAGGGGCAACCTATTGAAATCATTGAGTGCCAATACCCCAGCCATACAAACATGCTGGCCGCCGCCTCAATGGTCCAGGATCGAGTTGACCCGATTGTCCGGCAGAACATCAACCTCAACGGCAATTTGGCAGACTTCTTGCCGTTTGAACTGGATAAGTATCGGTAAGCGGGCGGCAGCTCGACCATGCCCCGGGACCAGGAGACAAGGGGTCATCTTGCAAGTGGTTGATTTTTCAGGGGTTCTAATCGCAACTACTAGTCATAGTTGCGATCAACTGGAAGCCGGAAAACAGGTGTTGTAGTGATTTCAGTAACTTACGTGGAATCTGAATATATGAGTCCGAAAATATTCATATATTCAGATATGACCCCCGGTGGCCTACCATTTTCAGCGGCTGTGCTGCCAAGGCCGCCACCCACCTGTCAGGGTGACGAATATTTTCTGGTATCGGTATCTAATAGCAACTATTTACTTGTCACTTGGGATTATTGGTGGTATATGTCTCCTATACCAACACAGGAGGCATACCATGAGCACACAGGCAATGAACCACCCACCCAAGGGTAAATGCATCATCGTAGACCCTATCCGATCCCTGGATGATGTTGCTGCTATCAAGCAGTACATAGCGCGATCCCCACGCAATCTGGCAATGTTCACGCTGGGTGTGAACACCAACCTCAGAGCTGGTGACTTGTTGCGGCTCACCATGGGCGACATCGACTGGTTCCTGGGCCGCCTGCACATCAAAGAGGGCAAGACCAAAAAGAACCGGTCGATACCCCTGTCAGCCGGCGTGTTGGAACTCCTGGTGGACTACTGTAAGCCGGGCAGGCAACACAGGAAGGATGAATTACTGTTCCCCAGCAGCAAGGGTGGTGGACCAATTACGGTCTCATCGTTCAACAACATGGTCAAAAAGTGGTGCAAAGACTGTGACCTCATCGGTAACTTCGGTAGCCACTCCCTACGCAAGACCTGGGCGTATACTCAGCACAACGTGTTCAAGACCGACATGGCCGAGATATCCAAGGCAATGAACCACTCCAGCATGAGTGTGACATTCCTGTACCTCGGTATTGACGAAGCGGCTCAGGCCAAAATGTACGGTAATTTTATATGAAGCATGACCCGTTCGACCCCAAAGGGTTGTTGACCCCACCCCGCCAGATGACCGAGGGACTGCTGAAATCGGTTTTTCTGTCACAGCGGCAGGGGATGACCCTCGGTCAGAAAATTTCCATGTCTCTGCGTCGTATCCGCCACTGGTACGAGTTGTACGACGGGAACGTGCATGTGACATTCTCAGGCGGGGCTGACAGCACAGTGCTACTCGACATGGTGAGATCGATCTACCCCCACGTACCCGCCGTATTCGTTGACACAGGTGTGGAATTTCCTGAGATACGGGAGTTTGTGCGTACTGTTGATAACGTGGTATGGGTCAAACCAAAAAAGACGTTCAAACAGGTTTGCCAAGAGTACGGGTATCCTGTCGTCAGCAAGGAAACCAGTCAGAAATTGCACGAAGTGCGTACCACCAAGTCTGAGTTCATGATGAAACTGAGAACCACCGGTGTAGAGGGCCGTAAGCGCCAGACTATCCCCAAAAAATGGCAGTATCTCATCGACGCGCCGTTCAAAATAAGCCACAAGTGCTGCTACTATCTGAAAAAAGAACCATTGTTCCGCTATGAGCGGGCTACGGGGAGCAAACCGTTTGTGGGTGTAATGGCCGCCGAGTCGTGTGCTCGGTTGCAATCTGCAACCGAGCACGGGTGCTTCATGTTCGGAAAGCACCCGATGTGCCGACCAATGTCCTTCTGGACGCAGGCTGATAGCCACGCGTACCTGGCAATGATTGACCACTGCGTTCTGTACGACCCACCGTTCAATTTCACCCGCACCGGCTGCATGTTCTGCGGATACGGAGTCGATCAGGAAAGCCCGAATAAATTTCAGAAAATGGCTGTCACACACCCCCGCATCCACCGACTAGCCCTGCCTGCTATGGGTATCGACAAGGTGATGGAGTTCATGAAGCAGCCTATAGGAGCCACCTAATGCCACCACGCAAGACCACTTACCAAACCCAACTCGGCGGCATGACCTACCAGCAAATCGCCGCGGTCCTGGGCGTCTCACACACCCGCGTCCAGCAAATCGAGGCCGCCGCACTGGCTAAGATCAGGGCACAGCTACACCCCGACCTGATACCGGACGACCCGGGGGCTGCATGGGTGGAGCCATCGCACTGGTAGCCACAGACAACCAAGGAGGATGTGAATATGAGCACATGGTACGAGACAATGATCGCGCAGAAATTGGGTTTTGCCGTAGGTGAGATTGTAGAGGTCAGAAGTCAAGGGTTCGGTGGATGGGGTCGCCACAGGATAGAGCGGATAGAACCAGGCATTTCGTTGATGTGCCCCCTGCCAGTCGCTCGACTATCTGGTGGCTGCCACATCGTACTCGGTGGCGACGGTATCCGCAAGTTCGTCGGTCCACTGCCTGAATGGGAGATGCGCGTTTACGCTTGACACAGTGTGGGTGTATGGTGTATTGACTTGGGGGGCAACAACCACACACGCATCGGAGCGTAAGTCAGCCTGGTAGACACCCCGGCCTGGACCCGGGAAGCCGTTGGTTCGAATCCAACCGCGCCGACCATATAACCACACGGAGGTGTGACCATGGACTACACAAAACGGTTCTACTGCAAGACGGTCACAGAGCATGTGGACGCCCTCACTGTGAGCAAGGACGCAGGCACAGACTGGTCAACGGTCGAGATGCAGGGCCAGGGCACGATCACCCTTCGCAGCAGGGAACACGCCGAGTCGCTGGTCCACATACTCAACCAGATGCTGGGGCGGTAGCCATGACCATGAAACAACCACTCAAACTCAGCATCGTGCCGAAATACAACGCCCAGACAGTCGATCTGCTGACCGAACTGCTGGAACAGGCCAAAGCCGGTGGGATAACTGAAATGACGGTTACCACTCGCTGCAGCGACGGCACGTACACCCACAGTTGGACCGGGTGTGAAAACCTCATGGAGCTGGTTGGCGTGCTTGAACGGCAGAAACTGGCTACTCTCAGACGGATGGACCAATAAGGAGACCAACAATGTCATATTCGTTCAACGACCCCTGCTTCAAATGCCTCAAAAAGACCAAATGCACCGACGCCGCTGTGATCCGTGGTGCAATATCGGCAATCCACAGTATGCCATCCGGCGTGGGGCACCTTGGCGCTGGCACAGTCACACTCCAGTGCTGGAACTTGGATGAGAAGCCCGAGCCAGTAGATAACGATTGACAAACACCGCCACACAGCGTTAATGTGTTTGCGCTCCTACCTTTAGCGGGGGAACATCTGGCACCACACCAGACCGGAGCGCAAAATTTACCATGTGGAACGCCGAGTGGAGGTGTGACAGTGAAGAAACCCCGCGCAAAACGTATCAACGGTTCACTCAGAGACAGTTTCATGGCGAAGTTTAAAGAGGACTTCTGGACCGGCTGCTGGTTGTGGACCGCTTCTACCGATCAAAAAGGCTACGGCCATCTCAGACACGGTGGCAAGGATTACAAGGCACACCGTCTGTCATATGAATTTTTTAAAGGCCCAATACCGGAGGGTGAAGGGTTCCATGGTACGTGCGTTCTCCACACTTGCGACACACCAAACTGCGTTAATCCAGAACATCTGACGTTGGGCACCAACCTCGACAACATTTTGGATATGAGAGCAAAGGGTCGTGACATCAGCAAGGGTGAGAACCGGTACAACTCCAAGTTGACCGAGGAAGACGTTGCAAAAATCAAAAAAGACCCGCGCACACTCGCGCAAATAGCCGCCGATTACCCTGTGGGGTACAAACAGATCGGCAGGATCAAACAGGGCGTTCGGTGGAGACACACCAATCGGCCAGAGGTGGTAGCGATTGGCAATCAACTTCACACCACACCCCCAAATCGCCCCATGTAAGAGTGTTTACGACTCCGATCTACTGGAGTTACGCAAACGGCTCGGCCTCAGTCACAAACTCCAGGGTGACGACATACAGGAACTTACCACACATCCCGAGTTCCCGTGGGTCACTTGGTACGCACACAATTATGAGGCAATGTTCCGCGACATAGCTGGTGGTGAGGACCATGACCGCGAGGCCCGGGCCAAGGGGTGTCAACGTGCTTTGATCAAAGGCGACCTGTTCTACATCGTCGCGTGGGTCATGGAAGTGCCGATGGACATCTGCAACCACCCGTATGTGGTCAAGAGTTGCCACGAGATCGAGAGCAGTTCACCCGATGGCGGTTTGGGTATGACCGACATACTGGACATCGAGTCTCGCGAACATTTCAAAAGTACAACAAGAACAATAGCACTCACGATCAAGCGTGTTGTCAACGATCCTGACTGCTGCACAGGCATATTTTCCTTCAAAAAAGACGCAGCCACCAAGTTCCTACAGTCGATCAAGGAGACTTTTGAGCGGCAGTTGCTCATTTGGGCATTCCCTGAGATTTTTTACAGCAACCCGCATCACGAATCACCATCATGGTCATTGCAGAACGGTATCTGCGTCAAACGCAAGTCATCCAGCCGCCGTGAGCATACCGTAGAGGCGTTTGGTCTTGTCGAGGGGATGCCCACAGGCTCACACTTTTGCCACCGGATTTACGACGACGTGGAGACGTTTGACATCGCAAAATCTGCCGGCCAGATGGAAATCTGCTTTAATTCCTTTGAAATGTCGTTCTCACTCGGACGGCAGGGTGGTACAGAGATTATTCAAGGCACGTACTACCATCACATGGGGGTATTGGCGAGGATCAGGGACAAAAAGAAGGCTGATGGAACACCCGTCTACCGACTGATCATCAAACCCTGCACTGAGGATGGTACTCGGACAGGTAAACCGGTCCTATTCTCCCCCGAATACCTGCAGCGGTGTATCGAGAAGTCAGGCAAGCAGTTCGACAGCCAGTATTTGTGCAACCCGACCCCTGTGGACACGATAACACTCGACAAATCCATGCTCAACCGCATCGACCCGGCATTCCTGCGAACTGGCAAGTGGGCTGATCGGTACAAATTTTTAATTGTCGACCAGGCGGGCGGCACGGACACCAACATCAGCGGCCCAGGCGACATGTGGGCTATCGGAGTTGTGAGCATCGTGCCCAGCGTCAGCCTGGCGAGTCGCACCGGAGCCGAGGCGACCGACGACGACTTGGGTATCTCGGACATCTGTGTGGAAGACCTCATAGCCGACCGATTTACACATTCTCAGGCGGTAGATACCATTGTCAGGATGTACCTTAAACACGGCATGATCATGCAGGTAGGCGTGGAAAAAGTGGCTCTCAGTACCACAGAGATACACGTAGTCGATGCACTGGCAGCCAAGGGGCGCAAGTTGAGTGTACAGCACGGTAATCTATTTTTACTTAGGCCGGCTGGTCGAAAACTTGAGAATCGCATCAGCTCGGCGTTGGAATGGCCTCTGAACAACGGTCATATCTCGTATTCAACTGGTATTGACCCTGAGTACATTGAAAAAATGAAGCAGGAGATGGACCAATTCGGGTTCGGGCACTCGGATATCCTGAACATCATCAGCTACAGTTACGACATGTTCCGAGTGTTCCCATTCCACAGGTACGCAAAGCGCAAGGTAGTCAGTGTCACATCATTAATGGCCGCTGGATCGGCTGGCGGTCGTGTAAAAGGCGAGTGGGGTTAACAGGCTGGAGGGCCACACACATGGGAGTCAAGGTAACACAGAATCAACCAGGCAGATGGGTCTGCAAAGGCCCACAAGGGCACGTAGGCAAGGGGAGCACCCGCACAGCGGCTATGGTCAGCTACAGCCAGCGGCGGGTTGCAAGGGAGGTGTGACAGTGACGCCAGAACAGATCGAGCGGATTTCAAGAGAGGTGAAGGACGGGATAGCAATCCGAAACCTCGCCAAACGGATAGGTGAATTGGACGACAACATAGCCGACTGCCACACACGCCGCAAGGCAGCTATCATGCGGGCGGCTCAGGCCGTCAGGGAGGTGTGACTGTGGATTTCAGAGTAATGTTGGAGTCAGGAGATGATGAATACCCGGGGTGCTTTTTGGTCCTCGGGTTGGGTAAATGGCGCAAGCAAATTGCTATCCCTGCGATAGTCAAACCGGGCGTGTGCATGGTCAGAGGTCAGTACAACTACGACGAGTTCATAGAGAGCCGTTACGGTGTGTACCTCTTTGAAAATCACTTCAACATCTGTTACGGGCGCGGGGATGCCAATTTCAACCGTGACATTTTCGGTGAGGAACAGCGGTGGAGTTGCTTCTTGCCTTGGATGGAATGGCGGCACGTTCGCCACAGTCTATACGACCTGTCGGGTGGGCACGTCTTTACTCAGTTCGACCGGGACGCAGCCAAAGGTGTGAAACAATACGAGGATTTCCGCAAACAAGAACCCATCTGCCCCAAAAGGGTATTCACTTTCAGGGATTTCGATGGCGAAGAAATCGAAGCCACAACCCACATTGAAGAACGAGAATGGCACCGTGGTGAAGGTTGGTTCAAATGGTTGTCATGGTTTACACCCGCCAAAATTCGGCGTAGTCTCGACATCCAGTTCAACAAAGAGACAGGTAAACGTAAGGGATCGTGGAAAGGTGGGACTATTGGACACGGGATCGACATGCAGCCTGGCGAGTTGCATGAATCGGCGTTTAGACGGTACTGTGTGAAGCACGGTATGACATTCGTCAAATAAAAACCCTTGACAACCGCCACACACTAGCATACGCTGCCAGCCGACACTCACACAACCGCATTTCGGGGGTTGTGTGCAAAGACCGATAGCCAAACTGGAGGACATCGGCACAATGGCAAAACGCACCATCACTACATCCGGCACCAGTGCCACTGCCACATGGCTCTCAGCCCGCGTGAAGGAACTCGACGCCGACCTCTTGGCCGATCAACACAATAGGCAAGCGGCCATCGAGGACTTGAAATTCGCACTCGGGCAAGGCAACCAGTGGGACCCCGCCGTTCGTGCCGAGCGTGAGGCCGATGGTCGTCCTACGCTTGAAGTAAACCTATTTCCCCAATTCATCAGCCAGGTGACCGGCGACATTCGCCACAATCGCCCCCGCGCCCGTATCACCCCCGGTGACTCCACAGCAGACGTTCAGATCGCCCGTATCCGTGAGGGTATCATTGCCGACTCTGAGTACCAGAGCAACAGCGATTATATCTACGTCGAGGCGGCGACCAGCAACGTGACGTGTGGCTATGGTGCATGGCGTGTGCGTACCCGCTACACCGAAGAAAACCCCTTTATTCAGGAATTCTACGACGAGCTCATAGACAACCCATTCACGGTCGTCATGGATCGCCATGCCAAGTGTCCCATCTATTCCGACGCTGGGCACGGCTGGATCATCGGCAAGATGCCCGTCGAGGACTTCAAGAAGGAGTATCCTGGCAAGCGGCTCCCCGGCGACTCGCTGTCACCCGGTGAAGGTCTTAGCTATCAGAACTGGTACGATGACGAGACTGTCACCGTTGCCGAGTATTTCGTCCGCACCAAGGTCAAAAAGACAATCTGCCTGATGTCCGATGGCAGCGTAATCGCCAAGGCCGATGTGGCTGAGGCAACCAGATCGGTGCCGCTTGAGTTGAGTTCGGAACAGCCCCTTGCCCCTCCCAATGAGCTACCCGCAAATCCTCAAGCGGCACCGGTACCCCTACCAGCAGCGCAGCCGGCACAGGCGACCCCGCAAGCGGCACTGGCACCCCCGGTCGCGGCTCCTGTTGCTGCTGGTGCATCACCCCTGTCCATAGTCAAGGAGCGCGAGACCGAATACACCACGATCAAACGCTACGTCATCACAGCGTGTGACATTCTGAGCAAGAACGGTCTGGACGGTGAGGATGTCCCGGGAACGATCATACCGATCATCCTGCTGACCGGCCACCGCACCAACATCGAGGGCAAGACATACATCAGCGGTCTGGTCCGCAACGCCAAGGATGCCGCCAAGAACGTCAACTACTGGGTGAGTGCCCTTGCCGAGCGGATCGCCCTGGAGCCGAAAGCACCGTGGATGGCTACGCCGCGACAGATCGAAGGGTTTGAGAACGACTACATCAGCACCAACAAGAAAAACCTGCCGGTGCTGTTCTACAACCCCGACCAGACGGAGAGCGGTCAACCACTTCCCCCACCCATGCGCCAAGGCCCGGGTGCCGTACCCGGCGCTCTGTTCACACAGCTCCAGAGCAGTATGAGCATGTTTGAATCGGCAATCGGTATGACCGGCACCGACCTGGGTGCATCCGGCCCCGAGCGCACCGGGGCGGCTGTGACCGCTCGCCAGAAGCCCGGTGACGTTCGGACGTTCAGTTACATCGACAACCTGGCCCGGGGCATCGCACACGGTGCCAAGATCAAGAACGAGATGATTAGTGAACTGTACGACACACCCCGCGACGTGCGGTTGCGTGGTCTGGATGACACCGAGACCTACCTACCGGTCAACATGCCAGTGCGGGACGCCTACAATATGATCCAGGCGCATCCCGAGCGGTACAAGGGTATGAACACCACTAAGCTGATCGCCGCGGCGCAGCAGCAGGGGTGGGACGCCAAGTTCAACGACATCACAGCCGGCAGATACGCGGTCAGGGTCACAGTCGGCCCGAGCTACGCCACACAGCGCCAGGAGTCAAGCGAGTACATGCTGCGTCTGGTCAGTGCCCTGCCCAAGCAGATGGGTCTCGGTGCCGACCTGATCGTGGGCAACTCGGGTGTGGTTGGTGCCGAGGTGCTTGCCGAGCGGATCAAGAAAACCTTACCCCCAGGCATCGCCAAACCGACCCCGGGCGAAGACCCGCCGTTGCCGCAACCCACCCCACCGCAAGTCATGCTGCAGATGGAGAAGGCCAAACTGGAGCAGCAGAAGGTCATGCTGCAAACAGCCAAGGTCGAGGTGGAAAAGCTGCGCGTGGCTAAAGAGGCGCAGGGTGAGATGAGTAACATACGACAAGAGATTCTGAGCGTGCTGGCCGAGTTACATGGCCACACGCCTACCACCGAGGGAGGGATGCCACAGTGAGCCAGTTACCACTTTACAAATGTCACAAGATAGTCAGGGCGGCCAAGATTGTAGGGATCGAACCGTGCGACAACGAGTTACGTACCGGTCTTTTACTTGAAATCCCAGGACAGACCGAGAAAGAACGTGTGGTGGTTGACACCACATGGAAAACTCGTAACCCAGCGTGTGCTGTCGGCGGCTACTTTGTGGAGTATCAGGAGGGCGACAAGTACACCAGCTACAGCCCCGCTGGTCCGTTTGAGGGTGGGTACACTCTGGCGGCTGAATGAAATTGTTCGCGTTCAACAAAGACATCCCGTACAACTGTGGGCCGACCGAATGGGCGTGGGTCACATTCACCACGTTCAAGGACGCACCGGGGTGGGGTCTGTTCATCCACTTACCGTTGCCCATCAAACGCAACAGCTACGACATTCACACAAATCAGCAAACCCGTGGGTGGCATGTTCCGTTGATAGGATTTCGCCACGATCAGGCTGACTGCTGGTTGATCAAGATTTTAGTGCAGTGGTACAAGGTGGTGCCGACCTACGGGCAAGTAGCAAATAATAGGGATGCCGCCGACCATCGGGCAATTGGAGAGGAATCATGATCATCAGACGACTGTTTGCACCTGACGGAGTACCCCAAGGCAGTGTGACCATAACCGAGGGCACACCCACCCCTGCACCAGCAACACCGGCCCCCACGCCCACCGAACCCCCGGCGCCGGTAGAGCCACCCGCAGCATCGACCGACGAACCATCGGCACCAACCGACCCCCCGGCACCCGCTCCCGAGCCTGACAGCGCAACGGGTCTCAAGGCGGCAGCAGCGGCAGAGCGCAGGAAGCGGCAGGAAGCACAGGAGCAGGCGCGACAGGCACGCGAGGAAGCAGCATTTCTCCGTGGGCAGCTTGCCGCGGCGACCCCGGCAGCACCAGCCGAGCCAGTGGCACCTACCGGCCCCCCGGTCGCACCCCGTGCAGATGATTACGAGCACTGGGATGACTTCCAGGCAGCCGACCGTCAGCACATCGTCAAGTTGGCCGAGTATAACGTCATGCAGAACCTGCAGACCATCGAGCAGCAGCGCACCGCACAGCGCACGCAGCAGGAGACGGAGACCAACTGGCAGCAGCGCCGTACCACAGCCGTTGCCAAGTACCCCGACTTCAACGATGTGATCAGCAACCCCGACTTCACTCAGTCGGCAACCGTAGCGGATGTGATCAAGACGCACGATCAGGGGCCTGACCTGGCTTACCATCTCGGGACCAACCTGACCGAAGCAGCACGCATCAACGCCCTGCCGCCCATCCAGGCTGCCATGGCACTCGGGCAGATCGCCGCAACCCTCGCCAACAAACCGGCACCGGCACCGCCCCGAGTTGTGTCACAGGCTCCTGAGCCGATCAGCACCGTACCGCTGACCGTGGCACCCACACAGTTCGACCCCGAGACGGCCTCCATGGCTGAGTACCGAGCATGGCGGCAATCACAGATGAGACCACAACGCAGGTAATATAAGGAGATAAATTAATGGGAGCCAATGTTGTATTGACCGACTCGGTAATTGCCAAAGAGGCAATGATGGAGTTTCAGAACCAGATCGGATTCCTGAAAGGCGTCCGCAAGCAGTATTCCGACCAGTTCGCAAGGACCGGCGCCAAGATCGGCGACACGATCAACGTCAAGAAACCGAAACGTTGGACCGTCCAGCAGGGGCCGGGGATCATCCCGCAGGGTCAGACCGACGAGACCGTGCCGCTCACCCTCAATCGCTTCTGGACCATCCCGATGTCCTTCAGCGATGTGGAGCGTACCCTGCACATCGATGAGTTCCGCAAGCAGTATATCGTGCCGGCGATCAGCAAGATGGCATCGCAGATGGACTGGGAATGCCATGTGGCTGCGATCACCGGCCTCTATCCGACCGCCAACAGCCTCGGTTCCTACGCCTGCCCCGGCGCCGGCCCCGTCAACACCGTAATCGGCACCCCCGGCACCACCATTGGCACGGCAGGTGGTTCGGCCACTGGCCTCCTGCAGTACAACGCACCGACCGCGTTCTTGAACGCCGGTATGCTGCTCGACAATGCCTGCGCACCGGACGACGGCAACCGCCACATGCTGCTCAACTCCGCAGCACAGGCTTCCAGCATCGGCAGCCTGACCGGCCTGTTCAATCCGCAGGGGATCATCTCCGACCAGTACCGTAAGGGTGTCTTGGGCGATGCGCTGCGATTCAAGTTCGCCATGGATCAGAACTGCCACGTGTTCACCGCCGGCAGCCGCGCCATCAGCGGCAACGAGACTACCACCACGTCCGCATGGACTGCGGGTGCCACCCCGTCGGCAACCATGGTCTTCACCGCGGCAGCCGGCGACAACACCAAAACTCTTGTCCCGGGTGATACCTTCACCGTAGCCAACGTCTACGCGGTCAACCCCGACAACCAGCAGAACACCGGCATCCTGTACCAGTTCGTCGTGGCCGAGGCGGTCACCCTGGCAACCGGCGCCAACAACGTGGTCGTCGCCAACCCGCCCCGCGTAGCCGGGCCTACCACCGCATACGGCACCGTCGTCCTGACCGGCACCAGCGCCACCGCAGCCGTGGTGTTCACGACCGGCGCGGCCAGCACCGTCAGCCCGCAGAACCTGGCTTTCCACGAATCGGCGTTCACCCTGGGTACCGCTGACCTCCCGGTTGACATGCCGAATTGCCGCGCCACCCGCGTCAGCGAGGAAGGGATCAGCATGAGAATCGTAACGGGCTATGACATTATGAGTTCCAATGTCATAACGAGGCTGGATGTGCTCGGGGGCTTCTCCACCCATCGCCCCGAATGGGCTGTGAGACTTGCCTCGTAGCACACCCACGACAACCGGCCCGGTGTGACAACCGGCCCTATACTACCAATAAGGAGAATATATCATGTCTTTGGACTCCCACACCACCACCATCATGGGTCCGCTGTCGGGCACCATTCCGGTCGGCATGAGGGCAGGCGCTGCCCAGGCAGCCGTCACCACGACCGCTGCGACATCCACCACGCCTTACGGGTTCGGTGCAGCGGCCCAAGCTGACGCAATAGTAACGCTCGTTAATGAGATCAGGGCCACCCTGGTCGCAGCAGGCATCATGAAGGGCGAAGCCTGATGAAACAGATGCCCACGATCCAAGGCAAGAAGCCCCCCATCAAGACCCGCAAGGGTAAACCGGTCGGCAAGATGGTCATCACGGTCGGCAAGCCGATGGGCGACAAGTGCTAAACCAACCAAGGCCGGTGTGACTATTTACCACCGGCCTTGCTTTACGCTGGAGGGCGGGGCGATGGGTAATCTGGTCAAAGAATGTGTTTCGGTGATGAGAACAAAAAGGCTTGATGATATTCTTCAAGAACTTTGTCGGTATGGCAAACCTCGGTTGTCAAATACTGGTTCAATCGGCCAGCAAGAATGGTACTGTAACATGGAGATGTTCGCTCAAGGAAAAGGTGTAGAGTTCAAGATCGCGTCTGATTTTAAACATTCTACACCCACAGAGGCGGCGTTAATCTGTTATGAGAGAATGGTGGCAGCTCTTGAAACACTCGGGGTGACCGCCTAATGCGCGTCCTATTCGCCACCCCCTCATACCGCGGTATCACCTACGCACCGTTCCTCGAATCGCTTGAGGCGACCACCGCACTGCTGGCCGAACACGGCCACCAAACCGAATTTTATCTGCTCACGGGTTGCTGCTACGTGCAGACGGCTCGTAACCAGATTGTCAAGCATTTTCTCGGGTCCGATGCTGATGTGCTGTTCTTCCTCGATGACGACATATCCTGGCCCGCTGGTGCAGCTCTCAAATTGATTGAGACTCCCGGTGAAGTAGTGGCCGGCATATACCCGCTCAAGTCAGAACCACTCGGCTTTCCGGTAGTCATCCATACCACGCTGGAAGACGCCCCTGTGCAGCGGGCTGACGGCTGTGTGGCTGCTGATGCGGTGCCAACTGGCTTTCTGTGTATCCACCGCTCGGCCCTGGAGCGCATGATCGTCGCGTATCCGGGCCAACGGTACGTGTGCGACGAGAGTGGTGAGATGTACGACCTGTTCCCGCAGGGTGTCCACGGAGGTAGGTGGGTCGGTGAGGACTTCGCATTCTGCCGCCTGTGGAGGGAAATCGGCGGCGAGATGTGGGTCCAGTGCAATATTTCATTTACACACGCGGGGCGGCATGGTAATTTCATGCATTATTTGCAGGAGGGTTAGATGACAAGGGTAAACGTAGGCAAGAGAATATTCCAAGACCCTGTGACCCAGGTGTTCAAGACCATATCGGTTTTCAGTGAGATTGAACCTGAACCGGAAGTCAATCAGATTCGCGAATACCGACCGAACCTGGCTGAGATATTGGCTGCCGCTGCCGCCGAGCAGGTAGCACCCACGGTTGAGGTAGTCACACTGCCCCCGGTACCGGTCGAGCCACCCGTCAAACCGAAACGCATCTGGAAACCGAGACCCAACCGCAAGAAGGGAGCTGCCAAACCATGAGACGCCTACCGTTCCTGTTCAGCACCGACGACCATGGGAGGTTCATTGCCAAGTACCATGACGCCTTTGAAACGGTACGCATGGACATGAACAGTGAGCCGAAGTACTACGGCGACCTCCACAGTGAGGGGTATTTCACCATACGCCGCCACACTGATACCGCTGGCGACGAGCATATTATGTTCTACATCGGTCAGCCTGACGAAACGCTGGCAACCAAATGGGCAGACAGGGCGACTCTCACCTATGTGGAGTATGATCAGGTCGAGGTGATGATATGATGTGGCTACTGGTAGCACTGGCTCTGGTGATCGGGTATCTGATTGGTCGGTACTGCCGACCGGGCACGCCGGCAGTGGTAGCACAGGAGGCACCCACACAGCTGGAGCCGCCGCCCGTCACGCCGGCAAAATACCGGTATGACCCCGACACCCACAAACTGATACGCCACTGTGTGGTCGTCGGTCTGTTGCTGACTGCCGCTGTGTCTTCCCAGGCTGGTAACATAGCGGTCATGGACCCGTTTACCAAGGGTCCGAAAAACCTTGTCCCGGGCGCGGGGATAGCATTTACCGGAACAACCATTTCCGCAACCGGTGTGCCTGCTGGCGGTGTCACCGACATCACATTCAAGAACTACACTGGAGCAGAAGGGGGCAGAGCTACCAACGACCGTGTGGACTTCGTGCAGGAACAGGTGACTGGGCAGGCTACTGGGGCGGCTCTCGGGGCCACTGCGCTACAACCCGGCGCACCAGCAACATCCATAGCCAACACCCCTGCAGGGTCGATAGCAGCTACGGACGTGGACGCTGCGCTGAGAGAGTTGGATGCGGAAAAGGCTACGGCGGCGCAGGGGGCGAAGGCGGATAGCGCGTTGCAGCCTGGGAACGTTGTTAATGATCTGATAAGCGGCGGGGTGGCTGTTCCTTTAAGTGCTGAACAAGGTAAATCTTTGCAAACTTCTAAACAGGAGCTACTGACAGGTGTGGCTGGTTTTGACCTAAATGCTACGGGTACAGGCGACCGTAATGGGTTGATTGATCTTCACGCCTCTGACCTTGCAGCGCAATCAGACTATTCATCCAGAATTATTAGATCAAATGGAGATGGGGGCCTTCGGTTTTTCAACCGCTACGCAAACTCCAATCCTGCTGGTAGTTACGCTTTTTATTTCAGTTCTGACAATGCATCAGCAGGCAACAGCGGCGGTAATTTCACTATTGCTAACGGGGGGGTCTTCCACAGGATTACAGCACCGACTTACGCATGGAATATGTGGCCTGCGGTCGAACATTCTGTTGAGTTCCCGCTTCTTGGGGTAGGTGGGGCGAATAGTGGATTTGCGCAGTGGTTGGTTTCTGCTGGGCCTACTCCAGCACAGGTAGCCGCGAATAGCAACGGTGCAAATTGGGGGATAATAGGCAGCGAGATTAACACATTCGAACGCACTGCTGATGCAGGGTATATGGAGTCGCGAGTCGGACGTTTTTCTGTTGGGCTCCAGTTGGTACCCGAATCGGAGTTGTCCATTTTTGGGGGCGCGCCTCAACAAGGGTACAACGGATCATTTGGTTTGATGATTGGTGGCTCTGATGCTTCGGCCCCGAGAACATACCCTTCAGCTAAGTGGCACGTACCTCTGATGATACATTTAAACGGGACCGCGCCGGGGGGTACATCTATGCTCCTACGTGGGGGGGGTGACGATTCTAACGACCCTAATATAGCCGTTAAAATTATGGATTACCAAAACATTGGGATAGATACTTCATCGGCAACGATGGCATCAGATGCTATTCGCCTCGGTCCTACACATACAATAGGTGACGGCACCAACAGTTACACACTTGCACAACTAGCGGAGGGGGGTAGCGCAGGAACCCCTGCATCTACAGTAACGACTCAAGCCTTTGCCGATGCTGGCACTGTGGGCGTTTCAACCGATTACGCAAGGGGCGATCATAAGCACGCGATGCCAATTACTCCGCTGACTACCACATCTATGAGTGCGTCTTCTGGTGTTGCTACGTCAAGGGCTCAACCAGATCTTGATACAGCCAATAGGTACAGCGTCGTGACAACAAATTATACAGCCACGGATACAACACCGGCCGTAGGATCATCTTTGGCTGGTATAGATATTAATGCACAATACAGCGGGGATAATAGCTCAGGTAATGCTGTTGATGCTGTTTATGGGGCATTCCTTAGTGCGCGTAACACAGGGGTAGGACGGGTAGATAATCTTGGCAACTATAGTTGGCTACGAAATACCTCCACTGGTACGGTTAAATATTTGGATAACTTTTTCGCTAAATCCCCAACTAACGCAGGAACGCTTTCAGCCGGTGGTCGCAGTACGGGGTTTTACTCCGAAAACATGGGGCTTACTGGTATGGCTGCATCCTACGGTCTATTTATAGCTAATCAGAGCGGGTCAACTCTTAACTACGCCATCAAGACCGGCACCGGCAAGGTTGAATTTGGTGATAACGTAACTGTTTCCGGCGACATCCTCGAATCAGTCCAATCCACAGCAACCGACGCCAACCTGACCGCCACGGCGGCGTACTCAAAGCTGACCGTGACTACGACCACCCAGAGAACTGTCACGCTCCCTGCTGTTGCTAACATCGGCATGACCACCAAGCTTATTGAGATTTGCGGCACTGCCGTTGTGCCCAACGTAGCATGGGCGGCGGGCGCTGGCTCGGTGACATGGGGGGATACGGGAGCGCCTACGTTCACCTCGGGGAAATGCCAGTATGTCTCAGCAATCACGACCAACACGGTGGCTACCTCTACGGCGGCATGGCGGCTGATGACAGATGGGAGGACGTGGTAATGAGAGCTTTAGTTTTCCTACTGGCTTTATTGACAGCGGCTCCTGCGTTTGCGGGGCCGGGGGTGCGGAGTGTTATGAGGGCGGATAACAAGCCCACCCACATTACCAGCACCTTTGAAACCGGCTTTGACGGCTGGACCGTCTCTGGCAGCGTCACGCGCACCACCGACGACTCGCAACCAGTGGGCGGCTATTCCGTACGGATTCCAGGAGGATCGGATCAACTTATCTCTAAGACGTTCACTCACTCCACAGCGGGAACCATAAGTTTTTGGCACGACTACACAGGCAATGGCACCTTTTTTTACACAGTTGTCCACTCTGGTGGAACTGTCGAGGACGGTATATCTGGCTCCGGGGCTTGGGCTCAGGTCACACTTGGGCCATACCCAGCAGGGACCACGACACTGACACTAACCTACAATCTTGGCTCTGGATACGACGTAGAGGTTGACACTATCAGGTATCCGGCACCGTAACGGAGACACACATGCTAGTCAAAGAACTCTTCAAATCAATACTCGAAATCTGCGGTGTGACTACCCTGGACGAAGAACCCGACGCCAGCGACATGCAGAAAGTCAAGCGGCACGTCAACCTGCTACTCGACAGCCTGTCAGCACGCCGGCTGATCCAGCTCTCCACAACCAGCGAGTCCCACACGCTCACCCCCGGCACACGCAGTTACACCATCGGCTCAGGGGCCGCGTTCAACACCGACAAGCCGATCAACCTGACCAGCGCGTATCTGGTGGACACCTACGGCGACCGGCATCCGGTGGAAATAGTCACTCAGGTCGAGTACCAGTTGTGGGATGACAACCCGGGCCGACCGACCGAGTTGTACTACGACGCCGGGGCCACTCAGGCAGCCACGCCCGTAGGCACCGTGTGGCTTAACCCCGTGCCGGATACCGCGGCATCGCTGGTCATTGACTCAGTGAAGTACCTGACCGAGTTCAGCAGTCTGACTGCCAGTGTGAACTTCCCCAAGGCGTACCACGCAATGCTGGTCCATAACGGGGCGATGGCTTGCTGGAGGCCGCTCGGGCGCACCGGCCCCCCGCCAGGCGACATACGGTTGATGGCTGAGAGGACCATGAAGGTGATCGAGACCATGAACGCTCGACAGTCGATAATGATGACCGACTTACCCGCTGGCGCGGGTAGCGGTGGGCAGTGGAACATATTGACAGGGGGTTACTGATGCGTCTACCGTGGGTGCCCTCCGCGTACGCAGGCCGCAGCATCAACCAAGAGTCAGCCCGTCTGATCAACCTCTACGCCGAGTTGACCAACGCGCCAGGCTCCACCTCGATTGCCATGCTGCTCGGCACCCCGGGTCTACGTCTCTTCTCAGCGGGTATAGCTGCCCCCGTGAGGGGTGTGATCAACGGACCAGATGGTATGCTGTACGCTGTCCAGAGTAACGCGCTGGTCTCGGTCAGTGCCACCGGGCAGGTGTCAGCATCCCTCGGGTCGCTTGGCACCTCGACCGGTCGGGTGAGCATGGCTCAGAACGGTCTGTTGGCTGACGGGATCGGCGGCAACCAGATAGCCATGTGTGACGGTGTAGCAACCCACATCTACAACACGTCCACTGGCGTATTCACCACCGTTGCCCTGCCGTTCACCCAGATCGAGTACATCGACGGCTACTTCATCGGCATCGACGGCACCATGTCAGCCTACGCCAGTGACCCGTATGACGGGCTGACGTGGAATCCTCTTGCCACCACGCCGGTCCAGGCATCCAGTGATAGCATCCAGACGGTCCTGAGTCTGTACCAGCAACTGTTCTTCATCAAGGAGTACAGCACCGAGATTTACTACAACAACGGCACCCCGACCAGCACTGGATTCCCCTACAGTCGCATGGCCGGCGCGGTTATCAACTACGGCACCCCCGCCCCCTGGTCGGTCGCCCTCGGTGGCTCGTCGGCGTTCTTCCTGGCACATGAGCGCACGGCAGGAGGACCGCAGGTAACCGGTGTGGTCATGCTCCAGGGTTACATGCCGGTCGTGGTCAGCCCGCCAGCGGTCATCTGGCACATCAGCCAGTCCACCGACCTGAGCCAGTGTTTCGGCTACTGCTACAGCGACGAGGGTCATACGTTCTACGTCCTGACCAATCCGGTTGACAACTGGACCTGGGTCTATGACATGACCACGCAGATGTGGCATGAGCGAGTGAGTGGCGGCACCACGGGCAGGCACAGAGGCGACTGCTACGTGCGGGCCTACGGGATGCACTTGGTGGGCGACTACCAGAGCGGTCGGCTGTACGAGATGAGTAGCCGGTTCTACACGGACGCCGGCCAACCGATCACCAGCCTCCAACGCACTCAGCATCTGGTCGATGGTGATAAGGGGGATATTTTCATCGGTGAGCTGCAGGTTGACGTGGAGTCGGGTGTGGGGTTGGACGGGCCAGCAATCCCGGCGACAGCCACCGCAACACTGGACCCATCAGGCGGAGTCAGCGGTGTGACGGTCACATACCCCGGTGCCGACTACACCAGGGACCAGTTCGACGATGACCCCCTGCCAGCCGTCAAGGTGTTGATCGAATCAGTCGATGGTAACGGGTCCGGCGCTACCGCCACCGCCATGCCAACGCATGGCAGCGTGCTCGACATAACGGTGACTAACCCAGGCAGTGGGTACACCAGAGCACCCCGAGTCACGATATTGGGCCAACGTGTCGATGCGATAGCGGCACTCAGTATCAGCAAGGACGGCGGTCACACCTGGAGCAGCGAGTACACGCGTAGCATGGGTGGCCCCGGGCAGTATCGCAAACGGCTCATGTGGCGGGCGCTCGGTCGGGCAAGAGACAGGGTGTTTCAGCTACGGATCAGCAGCCCGTGTAAGCGAGTGGTCCTTGGTTACTTGGTGCAACCGACATGAGCCGCAGGGAGAACGTGATGAAAGTATTGTGGATGACGGTTGGATTGCCCCGGTCAGGCAAAAGTACAAGCAGTAAAGGTATGGGTTTTCCGGTCGTAAGTTGCGATGCCATAAGGCAGTCGCTTGGGTGCTATCCGTTTACACCGGTCATGGAACCTTATGTGTGGGCGATAGCTCGGACGATGGTTGAGTCACTGTTTAACGCCGGTCACTCAGACGTAATCCTTGACTCCTGTTCACAAACTCGGTCGCGCAGAAATGATTGGAAATCCAGTAAATGGCAACGGAAGTACGTCATAGTCAACACCCCACCGAGTATTTGTATCCAACGTGCCCACGCAACCGACCAGTCATACTTAGTACCAATCATTGAAAAGATGGCTGCTGAGTATGAGGATGTATCTGACGACGAGCGTGACGCATGAGAGCGCCAGTCGAAGCACCCATGAGGCATAACGACCCCGCCAGCACCGTGACCAGCCCTCACTGGCTCCAATGGTTCCAGCAGTCGTTCGACAGGCTGATGCTGTCGTTCAACGGGCGGCGGGGCGATGTGATGCCTGCTACGGGCGACTACACTGCCGCTCAGGTGGGTGCCGATGCCACTGGTACGGCTGCATCCGGCGATGCCGCTCACCTGGTCGCATACGATCACCCGGACTACGACACCCATGTGGCTACCACCAACGGCAACCCGCACGGGACTGATCACGATCAACTCGATGGGTTGGCTGACGATGACCACACGCAGTACCTGCTGCTTGCTGGTCGTGCAGGACAGAGAGTGGACACACCTCTCAAGTTGGGTACTGCCACCGATTACACCGAGTTTGAGACGGATGGTACGGTGGTGTTCAACGGCGAGGCTATCGTTTGGAAAGATATATTTTTCCCAATGGCCCCACCAAAGACAACAGGAGCGGGGAACCCGACACTGGTAGTATGGAACGGTAACCTGCGTGGTTACTCGTTCGCCGTCGGGGATACCCACGACTTCGACCCGCAGGAGTTTGCCCACGATGGCAAGCAGGGATCGACCGCGACATTTCACATACATTTCGTGAGCCGCACAAACGTGGCAGCAGATAGAGCGGTCAAATGGCAACTTGAATACTCACAAGCGAACCGTAATGGTGTTTTCCCTGCGCCCACCACGATCAGTATTGAGGTTACGATACCGTCCGGTACTACAACGCTCACACATGTTGCCGAGGACATAGCATCGTTCACTACCGGCGATGTTGCCGGTCAGATGTTTACCAAACTGACCCGAATAGCTGCTA